TTTATCTAAAAGAAAAAGGTATTGAAGTTGATGATATGGGTAAAATGGATGAAACCGGAACCGCTATATTAAAAGCATCATTAGATTTATAGAAGGGAACTTAGATGAAAATTATAATTGGAATGAGTGATGGTAAAAAACGTCTAACTGGAATTGAATTCTGTTGTCATGGATTTTGGAGCTTATTATGCAAGGAACAAATTTTAACAATGGGTGAAACTTTTGACGGAGAAGCATACTATAAAGTATATGTTAAAGATGGAAAAATCAAAGCACCTATCCGGTTTTGTCCGGTATGTGGTGATGAAATATTTCAAAAAAATAAGGATACGTCATGATAAAAATAATGATAGTAGATGATGATGAATTAGTCAGGGAAGTATTAAAGTCTGTTTTAAAAAAAAATAATGTTATGTTAAATATATTTGAATGTCCATTAAAAGCGTTAGATTATTTTGCTTCTGTTGATCCTGATTTATTGATAACAGATTATTGCATGGATGGTATAAAAGGTATTGAATTAATAAAAAGATGTAAATATAAAAATCCTACATTACCTACCATAATTATTACCGGACATTCAAAAGCTATAATAGAAAATGAAAATAATTATTGCCATTTTGTTAATGATTATGTATTCAAGCCTATTACTCCAAGAGAAATTAGACATTCAGTTAATATTGTTACTGGAAAGGTAATTTATGAGTGAAGAAAAATGTATCTATTGTGATGAGATAAAAAATCAAGAGGGTGAATGTGAATATTGTGGTGAAGATGATTCAATGATTGATGATGGAGATGATGAAGATGAAAACATGGACGATTGAAATAAAATGTAGTGAATGTGGTATGACCACCGGACCAATGCACCACTATACTGAACAGACTAGTAATGTTTGTATTGAAACTGCTGTTGACAATGGATGGAAATATAAGATGATTAATGGTGAAAAGATTTGGGTGTGTGTGGAATGTAAGAAATAGCCTTGTTTTCCGGTACAGACTTAGCCATTTGCCCTGTATTGAACGCTACGAAAAAACCCATAGCAGAGTATGGGTCTTTTTGACGTTGTTTACTACTTATACCATTTTTTTGCTCTCTTGATTATTTCTTTCATATTTTTTTCTAACAAAAATTCAGCATCCTCTAAAATTCGTTCCTTCATATCTTCAAAATTTTTCATTACAGTTGCTTCATTAATAACTGGTTCGTTACAGACAACAGCAACTAACAAATCTTTATATCGTAATCCATCCAGTAAAGAATCTTCATTATGGAAATCATCATCTAAAATATCTCTCATTTTTATTTTCCTTTCTAGTAAGTGTTTAAGTTATATCTTTTAGCAGTTTTATGAGCATCATCCGGTCCTAAAAAAGGACCAACACAATTCATAACAGAAGTAAAATCGGAATTAGGAGGGGTGGTGGTAAAATAAACATTACCCCATTTTTCATCTCTTTTGTTATGGAAAAAATACAAAGTATTTTCACCAACCTCAACCTTTCTCAAAACTTTAACTCCTTTTGCCATTTGTTCTCCCCTTTCCACTATTAATATAAGCACTATTTTATGAGTTGTCAAGTGTTTACATTCAATACTTGATAGTATATAATTTTTAATTGACAAGTATAATATTGTCTGATTAAACACTGTAAAAATATTAAATAAGGATTGATTATGGCGATCTCAAGAGAAGTTGTGAAATATGTTAAACAGAATGCTATGGTAATAGGTCAAATGGCTAAGAATGGAAATGACGTTGCTATAAGGGTATGTGAAATGATCAGAATATATCACAAAAATCCAAATAATATAGCAAATCAGGTATTACTAGAAACGGTCATTGAAGAATATATGATTAATGTTGGAGAAGTTGTGCCTTAACTATTATCTCTTTTTATTCGTTCCCATATTAATTTCATCTTATCTTTTAGATTAGATGTTGATTTTTGATATAATGTATTTACAGTTAACATATGTTTTGTATCATAAAAATATTCTGTCATTTTATTTTTTTCTAACCTGCTCCAGTTTGGGATTATTTCTGATAAATCAAATGTCATTAAAATATCATCTTCCTTTTTCAACTCTATTTTACCAGTTTCATATTCAAAGCTCCAAAGCATGATATCCTCCATTATATTAATATAGATGAAATATACAAATAGCGTATTTTATATTTTTTAGAATGTCAATTAAAATTTACTTAAATAAAATACCTCTTGACAACTTAAATAAAATTGCTATATTAGTTATTAGTATTTATATAAAATACTACTTGTAGTTAGATGAAAAATGTGATATTATATCATTAACCTTAACAAGGGGGGTTTTAAAAATAGGAGGTAACACCATGTGTGACGGATGTACAGTAACAACTGATGAGGACGAACTGAAGCGATTTTTTAATAACAATCTGAGATTCTATAGTAATTTTGGTGCTATTACTGGCATATGTTCTGAGAGTAAATCTAACTTACAAAGAGTAATGTATGATACTTTTGGTGGTGATGGGTGGTTAAAAGATACCAATGCATCTACAATGCGAATCTATAAAAAACAAATGGTAGAAAGGCTAAAAGATTATACAGGCAATGCTATACCTATCACTGTTAGACCACGTAAAAAAGAAAACGTAAAACTGAAAAGTGTTTTACGAACAAATATAAACTATTTAAAACGTCTTGGATTAAGTCATAGATTACCAAGATAGATAGTATATACTTAGATAAATTTAAAATAAACAGTAAAAAGTCTTGACAACTCATAAAATAGTGCTTATATTATAGTCATGAGAGAGGGAAGGAAAAAAAATAAAAACACTTTAAAGAGAAAAGGGGTAATCTCATGACTATAACACCAACATCACCAACAGGCAGAAATCCATTTTTTGAAATTCGTAAAGAGAATGTAATCACAACCGATACAGGTATGGATTGTGGAAAAGTTGCACTTATCAATCAGGAAACAAATGGCATACTAGGTCTGGTTTCGCCTAACTATGTTCCAATTTTAAACAAAGATATTGCCAATCTTTTTGATGATGCACTTACACCATTTGATATTAAAGATGTTTCTGATCATATGAATGCAAGTACTTCAAAATGGAAAAGACATTATATAATTGGAGATAATTTTGCAGAAGTTTTACCGGGTGATTCTGTAGGTCTTTTAGTTGAAGTTGGAAACGGTTTCGATGGAAAAACATCACATTTCTATAACATTATGGGATATCGTGATAGATGTTCAAATGGGCAGGTTTTTGGACGGAATGATTTATACTCTGAAAGCTATCGACATTTCACAACACCGGATAAACTAGCTGAAACATTACTCTCAAAATTTGAAATGGTTTTCAAAAATATTGAAATCTGGAAAGCATGGAGTGATGTGCCTTTTACAAAAGAACAGTTTACTCAGTTTGTTGAAGCACATAACAATGAAAATGACCGATACCTTACTCAGAATATTTCAAAAGAGCTTATCGAAAATTTTCAGATTATTCTTGATAAACAGAAATTAGAAGCAACAAAATACGGTGCATACAATGTGCTAACTTACTACCTGACACACGAAACTAAAGCAAGAGGTGAAGCATCTCATATCTTTTCAAACTCTTACAGGAATGTTTCTCGGTTAACTGCTGACTTCTATGAGTGGGATGGTTTAAAAGTTGCCTAAATAAAACGTAATAATAGGAAAAAGGATTGATTTATTCAATCTTTTTTCCTTGTCTTTTTCTGTTTATAGCTCGATTACTTTCATATGCCTTTGCATGATTTATTCTTGCCCTTGTTTCTTTAATACCTCTTGTATGATTAACAACTTTTATAATGCTTCCACCTGATTCAATAGTACTTCTATACACCGGAGTTAAGTCAATAAAATTTAATTGAAGTTCTGCTCTTATTGGAGCACCATCTATATAAGGATCAAAATAAGTTGGTTGTACGGATTGTAAAGCACTTTGATTAACTTTTATTATATTAGATGGTGTTGTTCTAATTTTAAAAATATATGGTAATTTTATACCTGATGCAATTCCATCTATTTCTGGACTAGATAATATCTGCAATCTTTTTATAGGTTCTAAAACTTCTCTATGTGGGTCACTCCATGCAACTAAATTAAACGTAAGTGGGTATTCTCTGCGTCTACTATCAGTATAAACTAAAGGTGTATCTATCCTGCTTTTTGGTATAGCTACACTCCCTGCTCCTTCAACTGGATTATGACCTGTAACAAGATCACTCCATGCCCTCCATGTAGACCTTCCTGAACTTACTCCTTTTTCAACCGATTTTACGAATTGAGATGCCCTAGATGTCATTGTATCATATGCTTCCCAATTATGTGATACAATTTCCTGTAAAGAAACTGGTGCTAGAAATTCAAAGACATCTTCTGGTCCTTTAGCTGAATGAAATTCACCACCTCTATTAACAGTTGATTGATAATCGACCTCATAGGCTTCTATAATCACCCATAGCGCATTTTTAAACTGACTATGTGGCATTTTGGATAATGGTGGGTTATAATATACTGTCATTTCTTCTCCTTTAAGCTATTTGTGCCTTGACTAACATACCAAGTATTGCATTATCAACTTCATCTACTGTAACAGCAGGTATAGGTGTACCTGCTGTATTATTCAAAACTTGTATAAACTGGTCCTGTCCTTCATTCTGTTTTTCTATCATTCTTTTTTGTTCAAGCATATTTCTTTTTTCTGAATTTTTTTGTTCATCTTTATCTTTCTTTTCCTGTTCAGCTTTTGATTTGGCATTCTGTACCTTTTGTCCTTCCAGTTTTTGAACAGCACCCCCGGTATCTTCAGCTAACGGTTTCATTTCATCTAATTTAGCAACTTCCATAGTCTTATCCTGCAAGTCTTTAAATACACTAAATTTTTTAAATTTTTCCATCTTTTTAAGATTTTTTCCTGCTTCATCAACATCAACTTCAGCTAATTTATTTACTGCTGTGCCAAGTTGATTTAATACCATTGATAATACCATTAATGGCATAGATAAATCTGCCAAATTTGACAACATTTCAACCGGATCACCACCCAACATTTTTCCAAACATACCTGCGATACCCCCGGCAATACCTACTTTTGAAAAATCAACTAATGATCCTGATAATGTATCTAATATTGATGGTAATTTTTCCAATTCATCTAAATCAACATAGCTTAAATCTATTATGGGTTCTGTAATTTGTTTTAATCCCATTCCAAATACTGCTAAACCACCACCCAATGCACTTAAAGCAAAAGCACCAACTAACATAGCAGGTGCTACACCACTTAAAATTGTTGCAATTCCTGCGAATGCTCCAATTGCTACAACAGTTTTCATTATATCACCAATACCTATACTCACCATCTTTTCTAATCCGATTGTTAACGGTATTAAAGATGCTCCAAGTATTGCCAATACAGCCGATCCTTTAATAATAGGTCTTGCCATTTTACTTAAAAATGATATGGCAGAACTAAATCCTACTAAAGCTACACCACCTTTAGCTATTGAACTCCATTTTATATTCTCAAATACTTGTAACGACTTACCCATTAGAAAAAATGCACCTGCAATTGCAATAATCGGTCCTGCTGATCTAGCTAATTTATTAATTCCACCTGTTATTCTATCAGTTATCCCACCACCTGTTTTATTGTTTTTCATTCCTTGAAATCTATCACCCATACCTTGTTTAAAACCAGAAAATTTATCTTTAAATCTTTGCCCGGAAAAAATGGTTTTTAGTCCTCCAAGTTTATCAGTTAATGTATTTTTTAATTCACCTATTTTACCTTGTTCTTTCTTGCTTTCCATTTTTTGATACTTACTAAGTAACCCTTCTGATATTGTAAATTTGGGCATTTCAGCTTTTTTAAATGCATTTGAAAAATCTTTTTTATCTGTTCTTAAAGTTAAATCTTTAGATGGTGGTGCTTCTAATAATAATGTTTCTTTAGATGGTGGTATTAATTTCAATTCTTCAGATGGTATAACAACTGATGCAGGTTTTAAATCGTTAATCTGCGCTTCTGATTTTAAACTCTTTATTGGTTCTAATGCCTTTTTAAAATCTAATCCTTTAACTGCTCCTGTGACTATATCATGAGTTTTATCAGTAGCTTTATCTATTCCTATTTTTTCTGCTATTTTTTGCTTTTTTAGATATCTGATAAGTTTTTCGTCTTCACGTTTAGCTTGTTTTTTATCTAATTCTTCAAGTTTTTTATTACCTGTTTCTAAAATATCTTGAATTTTTTCATCATCACCCTGTGCATGATTTAATTGATCAGATATACCATTTAAAATCTCATTTCTTTCATCGTCTTTTTCTGATTGTTCGTCACTTTCACCAAATCCAAGTAAACTTTTTGTAAGTCCAAATATACCTATACCTATTTTTTTTGTAATACCAAATGCCTTAGATAATTCTGGTCCTATAATAGTTCCTAATACTCCCCCTAAATCATCTTTAAGTTCAGTTACACCATCTTTTAGAGGTTTTGTAGCTTCATCTCCCCATGCTTTTACTAAACTCGGATACTTGTTTTTAATGAATTTCTTTTCATCTTCTGCGGTTTTGCTTAATGCACTACTTGCTGATAATAGAGATTTTAAAGGTGTTTTCCAACCTTTAGCATTTGATTTTTCAACTGAATCACTAAGATTATCTTTAAAGTTCTTATTTAATTTGAAATTTTTTGCTTCAAGATCATCTAAAATTTTATTCTGGTGTTTGTTTATATGGGATAAGTTATCTTTTTCATCTTTGGCAATCTGCTCTTTTAATTTCTTTTCCTTTTCAGCACCTTTTCTCATACTATCAGATGTCTTTTTCTGATCTTCTAAATTTTGCTTTTCCCATGCTTTCTTTTTATCTTCAAGACTAAACCGTTCCTCATTTATTGCTTTATATTCTTGAACTATTTCTTCATTAAAATTAGATTCAATATTATCAAACATTGATTTTATTTCATCAGCATTTGTGATGTTTTTCTCTCTAATTTCTTCTTCTATTTCTAATCGTCTATCATGGAGTATTTTTTCTTTTTCTTTTTTCTTTTTATCATGTAATTTTTCTTTTTTAACTATTAATTTTTGCTGTTTGCCAATCTCACTCTGAAATATGCTTTCTTCTCTTAACAGTTCTTTTTGCTTTTTTAATAGTTTTTCATTCTCTATTTTTTGGTCTAAAAGCTGATTCCTAAACATATCAGAATCATCCAAAGACCTTGCCTGTTTTTCTATTTCCATCGTATTGATATCATGTGAAAGATCATCTAAAATACCTGATACAATATTTTTCATACCTGATGTTGTTATCTTACTAAATTGATCAAGCCCGGTAACACTTTTTAAAAATGCATTTCTGGTCTTTTTATTTTGTGTTAGTTCTTCAGAACCAATTTTATCAACCGTACCCTTCACGAACTTTGAAAAAGCATCTAATTGATCTTTTACATCATCACGGATATCATCTTTAGCATCTCCCATGCTTTTGAATAATTCCCGGTCAATTCTTTTTCTGATATCCTTTTGTGCTTTCGTTTCTCTAGGCATTTTCTTCTCCATAAAAAAATGGGAAATCTAAACTCTTTAGACTTCCCATCCTTTTGAATAATTCAAAGTGAGTTTACTTATATTTCATTGCTTCTGCTTCTCGTTTTAGCTCATTTATTAATAGATTAACATATATATCTCTTTCAAAATCAGCCAACTCACAACTTTCACTCAATGATATACCTGCTTTTCTACTTAAAAAAAACTGTTCTTCTAATATGTTTTTTAAACTGGTATATCTAAACAGATTGATTAGAAGAAAAAATTTTCCATTGGAATAGCTCGTTTTTCATTGAAATCACAACTATTACATTTGATCTCAAACTCAAATTCCACTCCAAAATCATTATCAGCGAACCACTCTTTTATTTGGGCATATATAGCTGAAGGTACATTTTCAACTATATACTTTTTTTCAGTTAATGGTAAATTATCAATATTATCTTTTCCTGCTTTAACCTCTTTTATACCACTGGCATGATGTAATATACTCAATTCTGCAATCCTTTTAATATCACTATCAATGCTTTTATCAGCTTTTATCAACTGATTAATCTCTTTCTGCTCACCTCTTGTAAGATAATCTAATCTTAATTTCATCTTATTATTAACCCGGATAAATGGGTCAATGTCTTCAGGTATAGTATTTACTGGTAATTCATTTAAATTAATTGACTGCATAGATTGTGATTTACACTTTGGACATGTATAGGTAAAAGTGTAAGAATTACCCTTTGTTTTTTTTCTTATATCCAGTAACAAATAAAAACGATCCTGAAGTATTAATTTATCAATATCAAAATCTTCTGATATAACAGATGTAGTTATAATTTCATCTAAAGCATCTTCTATGATCATAGGATCATCCTCATCCTCATAAATTAACAAGCGTTTAAGCTGAGAAGTGGTGACAGGTTTAAATTGAACCTTCTCACCACTTCCCGGTAACTTACATGAAAAATCATAGATATTTAACAAATCTTTATAGTTAGACATATTAACACAAAACTCCTTTCTTTTTTACACTTATTTATACTTTAAACTTTGATTACTTGATGATATTGATAGCCAAATGTTACTTCAAACTGAACTATATCATTTGTAGCATATTCTAAAGTAGCCGCGGCTACGGATTTACACCATGCACCTAATAAAATAACCTCTAATATCGGTTGTAAATCCAGACCTAACAATGTTAATTGTTGGTCTGCAATATGCAAATCAATAGGTGTTCGCAAATTAGTTGCAGGATCATGAATCAAATTACACCAATCTTCAAATGTCTGTCGAATAAGTGCATCTTTATCACAATTAAATGTGATAACAAAATCCTCAAATGTTTGCCTTCCACCAATTTTCAACTCGTATCCCTGCCACGGTACAGGAATTTCTTCTATTGTAGTAGCAGGAATTGATGTACTCCTGACAAGATAAGTTACGTGTTCTCCTGTCTGGTCAGCACCTACACCGCCCGGAAAAAGAGGGGTATAATAAAATAAATGTTGCCTTGCCCCACCTTTAAAATTACTTGTAAAACCTTCTAAATCAAACTTAGGCATTGTTAACCTCCTTATGTAATGGGGTAGTACAAGACTACCCCCTTAAAAACTCTTTGTTTATGGTGCTATTGCAGTAGCAAGCTCTGTAAAACTAGCACCTGTCTTTGTTGCGATAAACTGTAGAACTATAAATTCAGCCGCTCTAGTCGGTTTAATGTATATATCACACCAAAGTTCATTACGATCTATTCTTTCCGGTGTATTGTTTCGATCATCACATACTACTAGGAAATCATAGATACCCCTTCTACCTCTTACATCTCGGAGAAAAGGTGTTATCATATTAACAAGCAATGTCCTTGTAAATTGATCATTTGGTTCAAATAAAAAATACTTAGATGCTGTACTAATAGCTTTTTCAAGTACAATAAAAAGTCTACGAACATTTATTCTATTAAATGCACTTGATTTATCTAGTAAGTTTTTTTGACCCCAAAGAACTTTTCCCTGTCCTGCAAAACTGACTATTGGATTGATGCCATTCTTATATAGAATGTCACGTTTTCCCTGATTAGGATTCCATGCTAACTTCCTGATATTAGTCATAATTGCTCTGTTAAGTCCGGCAGGTGCAAACCAAGGATCACTTACATCATCCGTATTTGCAAAAATTCCTGCGACATGACCTGAAGCAGGTATCCACCTGTATTTAGCATTCCACTTATCATAGACATTCAGCCAATTGCCATATAGTGCGCCATAGCTTGTATTCTCATTTAGAATATTCAATCTATAATCTCTTAAATCAGTTGTTTCTGATCCTCTATTATTTACAACGTCTTGATATCTACAATCTACAATAGACATACAATCTTTTCTTTCTTCACAAATAGATACTAATTCTTGTTTAATTGTATCTGATTTGTCAGAATCAATAAAAATATTAACATCAATTTCTTCAGGGTCTTCATATAATTCAAATGCATTGATAATATCTGCATCTAAAATACTTCCACCATTAGAACCACCACCCATATCTGCATAATCGGCAGTGTACATTGCGTTAACATCTGTATTTTTTGTTGCTTCCCTGATTGCTATTCTAATGTAATTAGATTGATTGTTAATCAAATTTTCACAAAATAAATTTTGACCTTCATCATCAATTCTAAATTCATCAGTTGAAACCAAGAAAGATTCTTTTACATCGTAATCATCTGCATCTGCTCTTTGACCACGTACTTTTACAATAACAATAAAATCTCCATTAAATTCAAGAGAAAAATCGGTATTCAATACATCTTCATATAACTCATCTGTTAAATTGCTTGTATTAGAACTTCCTGCAATTGCTTTAATATCGTTATATTCGTCTTTTCCAATAACTGCTATTTTGATGTTATCTCCCCATGCACCTCTAGAGTTAGCAATAATTGATAAATCTGCTGATGTTTCTGGTGCTGTGCCGAAGCTAATATCATCTGGAAAATCATCAGGATCATCAGATTCAAAATCACCAAGTTTATACGCTGTTCCTGATGTATATTCTGTCCACGTTCCACCTGCTGTAGCAGGTCCAAAAATTCCACTAAATAATGCATCTTCAGGCATAACTCTTGTACAATACAATTTATTACCATATTTAAGATACCCGGATGCTGTTAGAATATCCTTATAAGATACATTGTTAGGTTCACCAAACAGTTCTATTAGTTCATCAACTGTTGATACAAATTGTTTTTTTAGTTCTGGTCCTTTGTAAGTATTCCTCAATGCTGTTACCGCAATGCTAGTTGCGACAGCAGGAATAGTAGTTGTAAGATCAATTTCCTTGACCGCAACTAAGGGGCTAAGATATAAAGCCATATTTCAAATTCCTCCTTTAATTCATAAGTATCTTTAAAAAAAAGATACAAAGCTCTTTCTTTTATTTATATTTTTCTAATTTTCTACTATCTCATAACGATCATAGATAAAATTAGCTTGTGCTTCTATAATTTGATCACCTTCTCTATGAGAAAGAGAAACCTCTGTTAATGAATTTATCCACATATTAATAAAGGTGAGTTTGAAAATATGTTCTCTAAAATTTCCTAAAATTCTCAATGTTGCATCTACCTTATACTCATCACTTTTCCTTTCAAACCGATTATCATTATTGTTCATAAACATTAACCATCTAAACAATAATTTCCAATTTTTAAACTGCTCATCGACAACAAATGATACATTCCAGTTTTCAAAATCCAATGCAGATGATGAAAATCTAGTCTTTGCACCTTGCCACTTTTGTTCTAATGCTTCAATTGTAACACCCGGTATTACAGTTTCATATATATTTAATGTCAGTTCTTCATTAGATACTAAATCATTATTATCACCGGGTACAACCGGGAATACTAATTCAAAACTTGACCTTGATCCTTTATTTAAGTCTGCTTCTAGTGCCATTATTCAAATATCTCATATCTATATAATTTCTCACTATCTTCATCATAGTAAGGTTCTACTGCTTCTATTAATACTGTTTCAGATGCACCGGATACAACTCTATCATTGAATGTTGAACTATTTGACCTACCATCCCAACTTGTATCATTAGTATAATAATTTCTAATAATTTTTTTAATGAGTTTTTGATCTTTAACAGGTTGAAATAGATATCCATGCATCATAAAATCTAAACCCCACCGGACCACTCTATGTTCTTCATCTGATATTTCAGGAGTAGTCTGAGGTATTGCGCCTGTAAATACAACTTTAATATCTTGATCAATATCAAGCTCAGATATCTTTAATTTTACATAAATTTCTGGTGTAAAATATGGTAAAATTTGCTCTATAATTTGATCGATATCTACCATATGTAACGCCCATATTTCTAAACTAAATCCAATATTATAAGGTACAGGATTTATAAATCTATCAATTGTTCCACCCGATGGTGATAATGTTTTGGTAACTTTATAAACTTTGTTGACTTGGCGCATTTCATCATACTCTAATGATGTCATCATACAGTTCATTATAGGAAGATATTTGTCATCTTTTCTTTCATTTATCCAGTACCAAATTTTCTCTTTAGGTCCGAATTTCAAAGGCACATTTACATACTTTTGAAATTCACCTTGACGATTATAACGAATAATTTTTATATCATTCATTGTGTCTAAAAATTGCACGATATGTTTCCGTAATGATTTGTAATAATAATATTCTTTGATTTTAACCCTCCAATTTACAACCTTTTGAATGGTGTCTAATATCCATACACTCCTGAATCTACATCCCCATAATCGTCTATCTCATCACTCTCATCTTCAATCCAATCATTCTCTCCATATGCTGTTATAGGACTAGTTAATGTTTCATCTTTATCAATCAAAGGTGGTTTAGCTGATTCACTTTGTTCACTAAATCTATAAGGCTTGAGAATCAACTCATATATCATCTTACTTAGCTGAAATATTTTTTCTTCTTCTCCAGTATCTACTATTTCATATGCCCTATTATTCCATCGTGTTACTAATATATCACCGGGAATTGGTGCTATAGTAGTATTGTCCATATCTCTTTCAAAAGTAAATCTTGGTATCATTGCATATTGAATATGATCTTCACTATATATACCAAAATTTGATGTTATGGTTGCTTCTTCAGTAACATCATATATAAGTCTAGTTTCAATTGGAGTAAGATATTCAGTATTTGTAGATTCACCATACAATTGATCCATTGGAATAGTTGTATCTCTACGATAATAGTCAATTATAATTCCTGATATATCAGTGAATTCCACAATATAATCCTGATATAAATCCCACTCGATATTATCATGAATATCATGTAAA